CTTAATCTCAAAGATACCACTTATTGGTAGTGCAATAAGTTCAGGTCCGACAAGTATTCCTTCAAGCGAGGAGATACAAGTTCTAGCTAAAGTAACTAGTCTTCCTGAGAAAATGTTAAATACTGTAGATATTTGGCATAGAGGACACAAGTACGTAGTAAGGGGTCCCGCTGACTTTACACATAAATGGGATGTAACATTTTATAACACTGCTAATCTAAACCTTAGACAATTCTTCGAAGGTTGGATGTATGAGATCGATAAATTCGATAACGTATTTAACATCGGTCCAATAGGTCCGACAACATTCCCATCTAACTATATGGGGTTTGGAACTCTCAATTCAGGGTATATGACGGATATAACCGTTCATCAATTATGTGCTAATGGAACCAAAACAGCAGGTTATGAATTCTCGTATGCATTCCCTGTCAACATTAGTGCAACTGAATTAAATAGTTCATCAGTTAATACAATTTCTGAATTCACTGTAACTTTTGCTTATTCATTTTGGAAACCTGTTAGTGGTAAATCTACTAGCTTGTTAAGTACGCTTACAGGTGGACTATTATAAATACAATAACTAATACTATCGAGGTAATATAATGAGCGGAATGCTATACACCGTCAATCAATTAAAAAATGCTCTTCAAACAAATGGAGCAAAAACAGATAAGTTTACTATCCGTTTCGGAACTCCTGCAGGTGATGGCTCACTTAGTTTAGGTGTTGACGGACCTATTCTTTGTAAAGCAACTTCATTCCCTGCTAGACAGATTGGTGCATCAGAAGCATGGATTCAAGGTCGTAAACTACCACTTCCAGGGGATACTACTTATGATGAAGAGTGGGAACTAGAATTCTATAATACTACAGACCATAAGCTACGCCAAATGTTTAACAAATGGATGGATACTATTGACAATTATGAAACTAACTCACATACTTGTAACCCAAGTATGCTTATGGTTGATGCTGACGTAATGCAATTAGCGTGTGATGGTAGTATCGCCGCAGGTTATACGTTCCATAATATGTACCCTGCTAATTTACAAGTTGTTGAAGTAAATGGGGAAACGATTAACACGATTCAAATCTTCCGTGTTTCATTTAGATTTTCTCATTGGACAACTCTTAAAGTCTAATGTATGAGTCTTGAACTACAAAAAAACGAACGGGGATATTACCTTGATATAAAAGGTAAGCCCGTCCACTTTGAAAACAACCCTTTCTTATTCTCAGCTAACACAAAATTACCATTAACTAATCAACATATCCAAGAGATATTTAAGTGCTCTCAAGATATAATTTATTTCTCAGAGAACTACGTTAAAATCTTTACACTTGATAATGGTTGGGTTATCCCTAAATTGAGAGATTATCAGTACAGGATGATTAACTCGTTTACTGATAATCGCTTTACTAATGTAATGGCAGGTAGACAATCAGGTAAGAGTATTAGTACAGCCATTTACTTACTGTGGGAAATTATATTCCACCCTGATACAGTAGTCGGAATCGCCGCGAATAAAGATGCTATGGCTAAGGAAAACCTTAACCGTATCAAAGAGATGTATGAGTCTTTACCTATATGGTTGAAGGTTGGTATTAAGTCTTGGAATAAAACATATATAATGCTTGAGAACGGTAGTAAAGTTTACTCTTCAGCGACTAGTGGAAATACCTTTAGGGGTATGGGTATTAGTATTCTATGGGTTGATGAGGTTGCCTTTATTAAGAAGGTATGGGATGAGTTCAGTACTTCAGTTGTACCTACTATATCATCAGGTACTCGATCAAAGGTTATATATACAACTACTCCTAAAGGGTTGAACCATTGGTATTATATGTGGAAAGATGCCGAAGAAGGTAAATCTACATATAACAATGTTCGTGTTGATTGGTGGGAAGTTCCAGGGCGAGATATTGAATGGCGTAATGATATGATTAAAACCCTCAAGGGTGGAGAAGTCGAGTTCAACCAAGAATACGGTATCGATTTTATCGGGTCATCTTATACATTAGTTGAAGCCTTGTATCTTAAACAATTGAAATCTAAAGAACCAATCATCCGTGATAAATTTATCTCAGGTATGAAAATATTTAAAGAACCTATTAACACTGAAGAACAGAAACACAATTACGTGTTGATCTGTGATACAGCTAAAGACGGTACGGATGCTTTTGCAATTCAAGTTATTGATATTCAGAAATTTCCGTTTGAGCAAGTAGCTTCAGCTAACTTGACAGTATCGTATCTCAAGATGCCAAATGTTATATATGAGTTAGCTCAGTACTACAATTTTGCGTACGTTGTAATTGAAAACGTTGAAGGTTCAGGTCAAAGTATTGTTGATACATTGTATAATGTTTTCGAATACGAGAACCTATATAGAGATAAGGGTAAAGACTTCTATGGGTTCAGAACTCATAAAGGCACTCGACCTAAAGTATTAAGCTACTTGAAAACCTTTATTGAGAATGGTAAGCTACATATCCACGACCAAGAGACTATAGATCAGTTGAATGTGTTTGTTAGACGTAATGGTAAATATCAAGCAGACGAGAGTTTCAAAGATGACCTTGTAATGGCATTAGCTTTAGGTTTTGCGCCATTCCTTAATATATCTATGTTTGAGGACTACCAAAAGTTCTTAGGAGCTATAGAAGCAGATATAGATACAATGGTAACTGAGAATAAAGATTTAATCGAGTTCATTACTATTGGTGTTTTTGATGATGGTACGCAATTTGAAGAAGTGAATAATCCGCAGTTCGGAGAAATAGATATGTGGGGTGTGTATAATACTGATATGTCTCAGTACGATAATTTCGGAGGAGATGATATCGAAGGGATAACCCTTCGATAATTAGTTTTTGATTTTCATCTTTGCTAGGATTTTTTGAAGTCTAGACATATCTAGATCGATTCTAGTACAAGATCGATTCTTAGTACTCCAAGTTGTACCTGCAGGACATTTCTTATTCTTAATGTATCTGATTTTAGCTTTACGTTTCCATTTAGGAGTTCTACGCATAAGCTTACCTTCAGATCGCTCTGCACCTGTTAAATGCTGAATCATAGCTTCTGAGAATGTTGGTTCAGGTTCAGGGACAACTTCAGTATCGATAGTATCTTTATCATCTTCTGAAGGAGTTTTGTTCTCCTCGTCAGATAACACAATTAAATAAATTACATCTAAAAGCGCTTCAATCTCATCATCTGTCAAATCTTCTAGTGCATCAATGATTTCATCTTTAGCTGTTTGAACAGTATCGTCATCTGCATCGGGGGCTTCTGAACCTTCTTTATCTTCTTCAGAAGGTTCATTTTCTGCAGGAGGTGTTATTACATCAGGGAACTCTCCTTCAGGTTTTGTAATTACCATTTTAGTTTTATCTTCGCTAAGTAGCCAAGATGAGAATATTCCGTTTTCCATTAATAACCCTCTCAAGTTGTAGTTTAGTTATTTATAACTACTCAAACATTGAGTCATTATCAAAGCCAAAGGCTTCAGATAATTTAGAAATACTATCAGCTAATTGCTCCTGATTAATACTACCATTATCAAGATCATAGAACCTCATCTTATTAAACTCAACCCCAATTAACGATTGACCTAGTGAACCTGTATTACGATTCTTAACAAAATTAAACAAGACTTGTCCAACAGCATCAAGCTCTTTGGTTCTATTCAAGATGAAAAATGTATCTGCTGTTTGAGCAATACCGATTGAGTCAGCAACATTCTCCATACCTGCATCTCTGTTGTTATATCCACTACGGTTGATCTGTTGTGCTGTAATTACAGGGATATCGTACTTCTTAGCGAATGCATGGAGTTCCTCAGCAATGTACTTGTAATACGCATAACCTCCACCTGCTTTAGCAAGTGTAGTCCTCGTACTCTTCATCAACGTCAAGTAGTCGATACAGATATAGGCAGGTTTAGTACCATACTTCATGTGAATCTCGTTCATATGAGCTTCAAGCTTAAGAACGTCTAACGAACCTGCAGGGTATTCTTTAACGATCAAGTTCCCTAGTTTATCTTTGATAGAGTTGAACTTCTTTTCAAAAACTTCATTCGGAGTGCTTCTGAATAAGTTAATATCGATATCAAAAATATTCGCATCTATACGCTTACAGGTCTCCTCTTCAGACATCTCTAGTGTATAGTATAAGCCTGTTGTGCCTTGCAATGTTTGATTCGCCGCATAGTGCGCTAAGAATAATGATTTACCACCATGAGATACTGATGCAACAACATTAAGGGTTTTATTTCTGAACCCACCTGCTAGAATATCATCAAGACTTTTAACGCCTGTGGAAATACCTTGGATAAGCTTCTTATAATACGTTAAGCGTCGGGTAAGATCAGAATAGTTCAAACCGACATCTGAATCAAATGATATCTTAAGGGCATCACCCATTAAAGCGTATATCGGAGTTAAATCAGAATCAGCGTTAATGGCTTCAGCACCTGCGATAATGGCTGATTTAAACTCAGCTCGCTGTACGTACTTCTCAGTCTCATCAAGTAAGAAGGTTAGTGATTGAACTCGATCATCTTTAACCACAGCTTTGAAATGACT